TCAACTCCTCAACGGCAATGGCACCGCGCCGAACCTGCTCGGCTTCAACAATCTGACCGGCCTGGCCCCGGATCAAATCGTGGCGACCGACAGCAACGCGGACGCCATCTTCAAGCAGATCACCCACATCGCCACCACGGCGTTTATGACGCCGACCGGCGTGGTGATGAACCCGGCCGACTGGGCGGACATTCAGCTTACGAAGAACGCGCAAGGGAATTACATGGGCACCGGGCCCTGGGCGGCCCCGCAGAACCCGACGATCTGGGGCATCTCGGTCGCCAGCACGCCCGCGCAGCTCGTCTCGCAGGCGCTCGTCGGAGCGTTCGCCACGGCCTCGCAGCTCTTTCGTAAGGGCGGCATCCGGGTCGAGGCGTCCAACAGCCACGCAGACTTTTTCATAAAGAACCTGGTGGCCATCCGAGCGGAGGAACGGATCGCCCTGGCCGTCTACCGCGAAGGCGCATTCGGCAAAGTCATCGGGCTCGGGATGCAACCCCCGCCGACCACGCTGAGCGCGAACCGCAAGTAAGTGATCGGCGCGGCGGGTTAGCCGCCACGTCGAGGCGGGTTCACGGTCGCACTGATGGGGCTGCCGCCCTCCCGGGTGTGACCGTGGCCCGCGCTTTTGTAACGGAGGCTGTGTTGGCGTTCATCCGTCGCGATCCCGGTCCGTGCATCGTGTGCGGCGCACCGCATACGACCTGCACCGCGCCGCCGCAACCGACCGTAGCGGTGAGCGTGCGCCGGCTGCCGCTGCCGGCCAGGGCGGCGATCATCACCGCCCCGCGGGAGATCATCACGCCGGACAGCTCGACACCCATCAACGACGCCCTGCAGGCGCTCCTGCCGGCCGGGCAGGTCACGACCGCCCACTATCGCCGACGCCGATGACGTTGACTCGCGCCGTCTCGGAACTTGTGACCGCACCGACCGAGGAGCCGATCACCCTCGATGAGGCGAAGCTGCGTGCCGGCCTCGATTGGGTGGCCGGCGACCCACGCGATCAACTCATGCTCGGGTTCATCCGGGCCGCTCGTCAGCAGGTCGAGGCCGATACCGGGCTGGCGCTGCTGACGCAAACCCGCGACGTGTGGTACGACGCGCCGCCGACGATGCTGCCGGCGCAGTGCCGGCCGCTGCAGTCCGTGACCGAACTCGTGATGGTCGATGGGGAGGGTGAGCATCCGGTGGACCGCGACCCGGTGCGGCTGCTCTGCTCGCCGGTCCCGTCCCGCCCGGACCTGCTGATTCATGGCCGGCAGCGCACGACCTACGAGGGCACGCCGACCACGTATCGGATGCGGGTGATCGTCGGCTGGAAAACAGCCGCGGACCTGCCGCCCTTGCTCACCCATGCGGTCGGCCTGTTGACGGCGCACTATGCGACCGCCGGCCGGGACCTGGCCACCGCCGGCACGATCATCACCACCACGCCGCTCGGCTATGCGGAAGCGGTCGCGCCGTTTCAGCAGGTCACACTGGCATGAGCCCGATGACCGCCATCGCGAAGCGGCCGCACCGGGTCACACTGCAGAACCCGGGACCGGCCACGCCCACGCCGGATGGTCCCTACACCCAAACGTGGGCCGACCTGGAGCCGCCGCAACTCTGGATGCGGATCGAGCCGGCGACCGCCAGGGCGCTGGAGCAGGTCGCGGCCGGCGCGGTGCTCGGCCTGGCCACGCATCTGCTGACCGGACCGTATCACCCGCAGATTGCCGCCAAGACCCGGGCGATCTTCCGGGACCGCATCTTTGAGATCACCCATGTGCAGAACCCGGCGCAGGCTGACCAGGAGAGCGTGCTGGTGGCCGTCGAGGTACTGAGCGAGCCGGCGGCGGGGCCGAAGTAAATGGCGACCCACGCCTCATTCAAAATCAACGGACTCGACGAGCTGCGGGAGCAGCTGCGGCGGCTGCCGGCGGAGCTGCGGGACCAGGGCCGCACCATCGTGCTCGGCCAGGCGAACGGAGCCGCCGCGTCGATCCGTGCCGCCTATCCGAAGCGAGCGCAAACGCTGGCCGACTCCGTGATGGTCACGACGTTCGACTCGTCACAATTCGGCGCAGGCGCGACGGTAAAGAACACGGCCTATCACGCCTGGATGTTTGAGAACGGGACGCAGGCCCGGCACACGGCCCTCGGTGCGAACCGTGGCGTGATGCCGGCCGGGCATGTGTTCATCCCGGAATTGATGCGGCACCGCCGGGCCATGTGGCAGCAGCTCACCGAGCTGTTGCGGACCGCCGGCTTACAGGTGAGTGGCGATGCCGGCGGATAGCAGCGCGATTGACGCCGCGCTGCTCGCCTATCTGCGGGCCGATGCCACCCTGGCCGGCCTGCTCCCGGACGGCGTGCACATGGACGTGGCGACCGGCGGCGCAAAGCGGTTCGTCCTGGTATCGCTGGTCATCGCCAGCGACCTCGGACAGTTCGGCGGGCGGGCCATCGAGGATGTGCTCTACCTGGTGAAGGCGGTCGTATTCAACGGCGTCAATGGCGACGTGCCGGCCGCCGCCGCCCGGCTCGATGCGCTGTTGGAGGATGGCCGCTTTCCGATTGCGGGCTATGAACTCATGTCCTGTGTCCGGGCCGAGCGGGTGCGGGGGACCGAGGTAGACGACGCCGATCCGAGTATTCGCTGGTATCACCGTGGGGGCCGCTATCGCGTGCAGGCGACTCCGCTTCTCACAGCACGCGCAGGAGCCGACCAATGATCAAAAGCGGCCGCGACGGCCAGGTGCTCTACGACGCGGCGGCTACGCTGCCGGTCGAGATCGTGTCCCTCAACAAGTGGAAGCTCTCGCTCAAGACCGACAAGATCAACGTCACCTGTTTTGGTGACCAGAACAAAGTCTACGTCCCTGGGATGCGGGACATTTCCGGCACGTTCAGCGGGTTCTGGAACAGCGACGAGCTGACGCTGTTCGAAGCGACCGAGGCCGAGACGCCTGGCAAGCTGGAGCTGGTGCCCAACTCGACCGAGCCGACGTTCAAGTGGGCCGGCCTGGCCTACATGGATGCGGAGATCGACACGGCTGTTGAAGGTGCGCCCGCCGTGGCCGGCACGTTCATGGCCGCTGGTCCCTGGACGCAGCCGACCGGCGTCCTCACGCAGACGGCCCGGCGCGGCGGGACGCCCAGCCGCGGCACGCATCCGGCGCAGTAACGGGTGGCTCGGCGCAGCCTCTTTAGCTCGATCACCCTGCGCGGCATCCGTGGCCGGCTGGTGTGGGGCTATCGGACCGCCGCCGAGCTGACCGCCTGGTCTATCAGCCGGCCCGAGGGACCGGATGCGGAGTGGACGTTGACCGCCGGGATCGCGACCGTGGATCGCTTCCAGGTGTTACAGCGTCCGCTCCTGTTTTACGCCCCTCGGACCGGCGGCAGTCATTGGTGCTGGCCGATTCGACGGCTCTACCTGGGTGACGGTCGCCTCGTCGCTAACCTCGGACCACCGGAGCATTGAGTGGATTATTTCGTTCGGCCTGACACCCGCACGCTCACCCTGGCCAGCGGGGCCACCATCACCGTGCGCCGCCGGCTCAATGCCGGTGAACAGCGCCGGATGTTTGCCCGCATGTACGTGGCCGGGACCGATGGCCGGCTCAAAGTCAATCCGCTCGAAACCGGGATTGCGACCATGACCGCCTATCTGGTGGATTGGACCGTCCCAGCCCTCGACGGTGAGCCGTTCCCGATTCGTGACCTGTCGCCCGAGGAGCTGGTGCCGATTCTCGACAATCTCGAGCCCGACGTATACAGCGAGATCCGGGCGCTCATCGAGGACCATGAGAACGTGCAAGAGCGGGAACGGACCGCCGAAAAAAAAAGCCCGGCGTTTGCGAGCGCATAGAGCGCGACCTGCAAATCTGCCGGGCGATGGGCTGGCGGTATGAATGGCTCGACACCCTGCCGGTGACCGTGCATGAAGTGCTCGTCGCCATGCTGACCCGGGAGCAACGCGAACACGAGAACGAGGCCGAGTAACCGATGGCGCTGACTGGCACCCTGCTCGCAGACTTCTCGGCCTTCTACGATGCCGTGCAGCAGGCCGACGTGCATCTCAAAGGGATGGAGACGAACGCCAGCAGCGTCGAGAAGTCGTTGAACAAAATGGTGGACTCCTTCTCGGGCCGCAAGCTCGCGCAGGATGCGACTATCGCCGTCGAGGCCGTGGAACGGATCGGCGGCGTCACCAAGCTCACCGAGGCCGAAACCCTCAAACTCAATAGCCGCCTCGCCGAGACGCTGGCGAAGTATAAGGCGCTCGGCCAGGAGGCTCCGGCCGACCTGGTGAAGCTGCAGGCCGAGACGCAGAAGGTGGCCGACGCCAGCGTGGCCGCGCAGAAGGGCACGACCGGCTGGGCCGGCGCGATGGGCACCATGACCGGGATGCTCGGCGCGATGGGCGTGCAGCTCTCCGTGGGGGCCATCACGAGCTTTATCGGCGACACGATGGAAGCGGCCGGCCAGATCAACGACCTCTCCTCCAAGCTCGGTGTGTCGGCCACCGCCATTCAGCAATGGAAATACGCTGCCGAGCAGGGCGGGTCGAGTATCGACACGGTCAACACGGCGGTGAGCACGATGAATCGGGTGCTGGCCACCGGCAGCGATTCGACCGTCTCCGCCCTGCAGCGTGCCGGCCTGGAGTTCAGCAAGATCCGCACGGACCGACCCGAGGACGCCTTCAACGCCATCGTGGCGGCCATCGAGAAGATTGACGACCCGATGACCCGGGCCCGGTTGGCGACCGAGTTCTTCGGTAAGAGCGGCCAGGAGCTGCTGCCGGCCATCGCGGATGGGTTCACCCAGGTGGCCGGCGGCGCAAAGACCATGAGCGATGAGACGGTCGCCCGGCTGGCCAAAGCGGGCGATGCGTGGGACGACCTCAAGAGCCGGGTCACGATTGCGGCCGGCGGCATCATCGCCAAGGGCCTGGAGATGTTCGACAGCCTGCAGGAGCGGGCCGCGAAGGGCGGTGAGTTCCTCGGCTTGGCCTGGAGCATGGGTCGGCAGGGCGCACTGGACTATCTGCGACAGGTGGATGCGGCCGCGGCGGCGACGGCGGCCGCCGGCAAAGTGTCCGCGGACGAGGCCGAGAAGCGGCGGCGGGCGTCGGCCGAGGCGGCCATCGAGTTCGACAAACAAGAGGAGCTGAAAAAGAAAGCCGCGACCGAGCGGGAGGCCGCCGAGAAGAAAGCCGCGGCCGCCGTCCTGGCTGCGGCGAAGGAGATCGCCGCCATCAACGAGCGGCTGTTCGGCGCGGACCTGGTCGCGAAGGCGCAGCAGTACGCCACGGCC